GCAATGCCCGCCGGTGCCGGTCAGGACTTTGAGGGGTCCTCGTCCTTGTGCGTGGTGGTTTTCAGGGTGGACGCTCGTGCCGCCTTGGCAGCGCTCGGGACGGTAACGTCGCCTTTGGTCATCAGGAACAGAACGGCGTTCTCGGTGAAGTCGTCGTACCACGACCACCCGTAGTGATACCAGAAATTTGTATACAGGCCGCGGGCGTTCATGGGGGTCGGGACCACACGAGACAGCTTCGGAGTGTAGCCGATTGCATCCCAGTCCAGCAGACACCCAAAGACGTTAGAGAGCTGTACCGCAGTATTCTCGGACGCCTCACCGGCGGCAGTGGTCACAACAGGCGTTGCGGAAATGGTCTCGCGCTCGTTGATGTTCTGCCAGAACGTAACCTGTTCTGCATCGCGGTATTTCAGCATATTATCATGGAAAACCTCGGGAATCACACGGGCGTCAATCTGGCTCTGCGTGCCACTGTACAGGTAAAGGTGCTGGCGGTCATACGGAGTGTGACGCATGATGTTGTACGTCGTGCTGCCGATCTTCCAATTCTGGTGCCAGTTGATGGACCGCTCTTTCATCAGGCGCGAAATATCGTTGATACGGCCATAGGCGTATTTTGCGAAACCCGGGAAGTTCGCTTCTTTGTAGACGTCCTGCACCGTCAGCTTGGTGCCCTGCTGGTCGTTGTACTCATCGAGCAGATAAACAACGCTGGTCGGACTGGTCACAGTCATGCCGGTCAGATGGTTGGCCATCAGGTTGTTGGCGAGGTTGCGCCGGTCTGCCTCGATCTGGTTCGACAGGTGCAGCACGAAGGACGACCAGAACTGCATCAGTTCCTCGGGGCCCTTGAAGGCCGCTTCCATCTGGGTGTCTGCCTGGGTGTACACGCGGCTGTAATTGGTCTGACCATAGTAGTTTGTCTGAAGGACTTTAGGCTTGTGGACTTCGTACATATCCACGCTCCGGCCGTCCTCCAGCGCCCACGCCTTGTCGGTGACGGGGTCGGAATCGCAGAAATTGATCTTCCGCACATGATTCGACCAGTCGTCGCCCGTCACCTGCAAGCGCTTCAGCGGGGCATCGTAGGGGCGCACGGCAAAAATGGTACGGCCTAGCACCTGGGAAATGGCTTTACTGTAATTATCGGTGCCGGTAAGCAAAGTGGCCTGTGCGACACTGGTAAAAGTGGAGGTGTCCACAATGGGAGTAGTGGATTTCTGGCCGGTAGCCAGTTTGTTGATCTCGGTCAAAATCGCGGAAATATCCGCGAAATCCATGCCAAGGGGCATATCAGTTCACATCCTTTCCATAAGTGGGGTCGATAATGCGGGCCGTGATGGTATCAGCGGTAGCTGCGGGCTGCTGCTGCACACCCATGCCCACCGCGTTGGCCTGCATGGTCTGGGTCATGGCATGCATGGCCTGGGTGCTGGCATGCTGCCCCTGCAAAATCTGCTGGAGCAGGGTTTCCAGGCCGTCATACTGACCGCCCGGCTGTGCGGGCGGGGTGGTCTGCTGATTCTGTACAGTGGCCGGGGCCATCGTGGGCGGGACCTGCTGCGGAATCACAGGATTCTGCACATCAGGGGCCGGGGCCGGATTCTGAGCGGGCGCTTCCATGGCCTCGATCTCTGCTTTACTGTACCCGGCCCGGGCAAGGGCCACTTTTTCACTGATTTTCAATTTTAATCGCCTCCATCACAACATACTTGTCATGTGCCAGGCAGGTAACTACCTGGTCCTTATCGCCTTTGGTGACAGGGCCCACCGCGCAGCACTGCCGCGTGTGGGCGTCGTCGGCCCAGTCGCTATAGTAGTCGATTTTCAATCGCGCGCACAGGTCAGCCAGCAGATACGCGCGCTCGTTCGTGACGGACTGGGCGAAAATGATATAGCACCCCATAAGTTAGATCTCCTTCTTCATATCGTCCAGAGCGAGCCGCATTTCGGTAATGGCCGCGGTATTCTCCTTGACCACGGTATTGCACTGATACCACATCAGCAGAAAGGCAGCGATAGGAAACCCCACGTTAGAAATAGCCTGAATCACAGTACTAGCATCCATTTTGTGCACCTCCTTACAAATAAATCCTCGGTTCTTGCGCTGGCTGACGCTTGCCCGCCCCTTCTGGGGGCTGCCTGTGGGCACCGAGGATTATCTTTAGTATATATCCGCTGTGTAAAAAAGTCAAGTACCGCAATACTCACGGAAGAAAATTTCATCCGAGTACCGCTCGAATTCAAGTTGCCGCTGCAAGTATGCGGGCCAGATGTACCCATACGCGGCCCTAAACCGTTTCCGTTCATAGTCACCGGTGCCGTAAGTGGGCATTTCGCCCGATCTGTGACGACAAACATAGTATAGCGGCTTGCTCTTGTGCTCGTAGATGCAGCATCGCCCGATTTGTACAAGTGGATAATATTCCCGGAGCGGGCGGGATACAACCAGACTCTTGTCTTCCGCGCTATACTGGTTTTCAATAGCTGATCTATAAAAGTCGGTGCCGCTCATGGACCTATAGAGGGCCGTATTTGCTTTTTCCTTTGCAATAGGACTGTCCACAAGATCAATCAACAGAATGCCCTTATCGGCCAACAGCTTGACGCGCTCTTTTTTGCCGATCATCTTTTCGACAACATCGGTAATCTCCCATTGCATGTAATAGGGATTAGCCATGCCAACGGCATTTGACATACAAAGCAGGGTCAAGGGCTTTTTGCCTTGCAATTCGCGGTTTCGGTTTACCGTTTCATAGATATTCGCCAGGCCCACGCCCTCACCGCGCCGGTAGTAGTCCGATTCCTCTTTTTGATACTCGTCCAAAATGATGATATTGGTATGTGGACTTGAAAAACCACGGGTTCGGGCCAGGGTAACAACGCTGCCCAATACACCGGCCATTCTGGCCGGTTTTATGGGAGACCCTGTATCAGTGTAGGCCCCTGCGTTGCCTACTTCATACAGTCCCGCTATTTTAGGTATTTTAAACGGGGCGTAATGTGTTTGTAGATCATCATTCAACGGAGACCATGGCCACATACTGGGCGACGCGCATATAAGTTCCGCCTGCTGCGGCGTACGGCGCAAATACAGAAATTCCTTCCCGGTCTGGTGGACGTGCTTTAGCGCTCCATAGGTCTTACCGGTGCCACGTCCACCCCATATAAAAATGATGGGCGCACCGGTGGACAAGATGCCGTCATTTTCGGAGAAGTTCGGCCAGCCGTCGTCTGTGTACAGTTTAATCATCAGATAACCTCCATAATCTTGTATCCAAGTATTTTTGCGTATTCGTCGGTTATTCCCAAAGTGTAGGTATTATCACAAATACACAGGTTTCTTGTTATGTGGACCGTGTGCCCATCAACCACAAAATCGGGCACAGTGGGGCGATCATTATAAACAACCTGATTTCCTGCCGCCAAACAAAAAGTAAACCCGGGCTTGAATACCTCAAAACCACCCCACAGGGCCAGCTCTAAACCGCCTTTCCGCTTGCTGACTCCTGCTATGGTAGTAGTGATGGGCCCGCCTTTTTTATAAGTAGTCGCGTATTTTTTAGCGCCCCACGTCATAAACTCCGCATAGCTGCGCTCCTGCTCATACACGCCCATATAATGAGTGTTGCCTTTGGGGTCGGCGGCACAAGCGCCATTGTCTTTTGCGAGCTGCTTTACGGCTTTGTTAAAGTCCGACAAATCAATATTGCCCATGTATTTAACACTATCCGTATCGCAGTACACGCCATTCTTGCCCGCGGCCCATTGCGCTATTTTTAGGCGCTTGCGAGTGTGGGCCGTGGTCCATACGCCCCATTGGTACGGCAAAAACAGATGGGGGCGGTGATCATTATAACTGCCCTCCGGGTCGTCGGTGCATTCGCTCCATAGATTGTCGGGGTCGTCCTCGTCAAAAAGTGTATCCAGCTGCAAGGGGTCTTGTGCGGTCATACCGTAATAGCTGTTTAGGTCACCTTTGGCTTTGACATAATACAAATCTTGACCGGCTACACCTTTAAGGGATGTTTTGCCGGTGTAGCTTTCTTTTACGCAATCGGTCAAGGGCTTGGGCAGTTTACCATAATCAGACGTATACAAGTCAAGAACGTTAAGCGCATCCCAGTCATATTCCTTGGCAATGATTCTAAAATCTATATCTGTTATCGTGATCTCAAAATGATCAGCAGACAGCAAACGGCCATTGTCGTTAATGTATCCTTCACAGTGCCGTACTTTTGCGAGTGGAATATAAGGAAAACCCCACCACTTGAAACGTTGGCGCAAACCTTTTACTTGCAAGCGCATCAAACACGCCTTGCCGTGCCGCACACATTGCATTAACCGTTCTACAGTCGCCGGTTCCTGGCGGAATGGAGTCATTGGAAAATAACATTCACATTGAACGGCTGGATACGCGCTTGACATATCCACGGACCCAACGTTTTCTAGGTGTAACCCCACATAATAGCGGTTAGCGTGCGTGTCACCGCCTCGGAATGCTTCCCGCAGCATTTGGTATAATTCCCACGACGGCAAGAGGCGCTTGACCTTTTTAATGCCCCATTTGTACATAGCTTCGCGGGCCATTCGTCTGACGTACCCTGTACGAGTCAACGGCAGCGTATAGAGGTCGTCGCCGTCTCGCTTCATCTCAATTAACAAACACTCTACAATACACCGAACATCATTGATACAATACGCTAATTCTGTAGATGTCAGCGGAGTCCAAGGATACCTAACTTTTGAATAATCGAGAGCGCCCGTTAATTTAGCATGTGGGGCGCCCAGCTGCTTGCCCCAAGCATCAAGAGACAAATTGCTGTGGCGCATACTGCATCGGTACTCGATAGCTCGGTTGTCGCATTTTAAAACCCTGCGGGGCTTGCTGGCGAACACATCGCCCGGGCCGAAATCCAGAACACCCGACAAATATTGGAATTCATGGGCAAGATTATGGACGTACATGCACAGATACCAGTCACCTTGAGGGCCGCTGTTGGCTTGCAAGTAATCGCTGATTGCCCCCGTAAAGTTCAACCATTCGTCCCACGTCCTGCCGATAATGGTCATATCCAAACCTAGCTGACATTGCCAGATATACATAATGGTATGGGGGTTGTCGTCGGCATCAACACACACGCGGCTTGTCTCAATATCAAACGCACAAGGCATATCCACATACAAACGCTTCTTGTTCGTTTTGCGCTTCTTGCCTTTTGTGTGCTTCCTGTCAAGATGCTCCATGAGCCATGGGACGGGGTTATAATTACAAGCCTCCTCCAAAACCTCCGCGCAAGTTGGCGGAACTGCTGCCGTCGCTGTAGTCCCAGTCTTTGCCATAGCTTACCTCTCCCTGTAGCCATTTGACAAAATCGTCAATACTGACATTATAGCCGCCCTTCTCCCGCCAGTACATGACCGGCTGGTCAGACGGATAGTAGTACACGCCGGACGCCTTGACGATCTCCCACCACTCGGACAATGCCGTGTACTGATCTTCGGGCACGTCGGCAATGTCAATGCCGCCAACCTTCATTTTTTGTTCGAATTCGGCACGCGCACCCCCAACGGTGGAGCCTTTAGAACGCACAAACCGCGCAACATCCGCAAGGGCCTGCTCCAATGCTTTACGGTCTCCACGCATAGATTTTAGTGTCGGGAAACCTCCGGCAAATTCTTTATAAACGTCGCTTGTGCCGCTTATGGGGTCTTGTGATAGGCGATTAATACGTTTCTGGGCAATGTCACGCAATCGGGAATACTCTTTACGCATCTGATTATCAGGCCAAGACTCCAAGGCATAGGGGGTGTACAGCTCAGAGCTGTATTTAAGGGTTGCACGTGCTTTAGCTGCGCCTACTGCCATGCTTCTTACGCTCCTTTCTATCAATGATCATATTGTACCAGTCCAGGGGGTTAGCATCTATTCCTAGGCCGTCAAATACGGTTTTGGCCCAGGATGACCGAAAGAACTCTACATCCTTTGCGGCGACACCGCTATACACAATAGCGGCGGCAAGTGTCAACATGGAGTCGTCGCATTCGATAAGAGTGACCTTGTTTGGGGTTAGGTTCAAGCGGTTCACCTCCTATAAAAATAAGGGCGGCCAGAGGCCGCCCGCCGTCAAAACGGCAAATCGTCTTCATCTGGGCAGGGGATGAACTCCTCACTCGTCACCTGCGTCGTCTTCCTCGTCTTCGTCGCTCTGGCCGGAGATGATCAACTCCGGGTACCCATTGTCGTTTTCCTCGACGGTCAAAACAACGTTGCGCAGGGTGATCTTGCGCATCCAGTCAGACAACATGTCGTCATCCGAGAGCATGACACTGACCGACGGCGAATCATATTTGCCACTTTTCAGCCACATGGCACCGTCTTCGATCTCGACTACATCCTCCAGGCCCGACAAGTCGATGTAGTTGATTTTCCGCTTGTTGGTCTTCCGCTTGTTGGTCTTCTTGTCAGTGGACTTCTTGTTATTACGTTTCATCATGGTAGTTATTCCTTTCTCTGCCCTGTCTCATCAGTACCGGGCGGGCGGTCCCGGTAGACGGCCCGTAGGGCCGTTTCGACTTACAATTTTTTACACCCGTTAGGATGATCTATATTACCACAGTCCATATCGCAACAGGGGCTGCCATAATCGCAACAGCACCCACAGTCGGGGCACTTGCGTCTGGGGTCTCCGGCGGCATCTTTGCAATACTTCTGATACATATCAGAAACCCTGTCACGTACATACGTGGCACCCTGATATATAAAACCGGCTGTAATATTAGAGCCTTTAATCCCTTTAAGAGCGTGTACCTGCTCATCGCAATGCGAAAGAGCCTGTTTATAACCGGCCAACCATGCACGACCATTAGCGGCTCTGGCCGCGTCCTTTGGGTCCTCGTACTCGCAGCACGTCAACGACCCGTCGGGGTGTATCTCGATGATAAATTTACGCATTGTCATTTGCGGAGTCTCCTTCCCAGATAATATTCATAGTCTTGGCAAGACTGACAAGTACCTTGATGCTGTCGATAATATCATTCTCGATCAGGTCTGATAAATTCTCACCGTCCAGAGTAATGTTATCATCGGTTAAAGTTATTTTAATGGTGACTTCTTTTTTCATGTTATATAGTCTCCCTTCGTCTTAATGGATTATATATAGTATACCACATGTTATATTGTATATGTTGCTGCAAACATTGCAAAAATTGCTATACTCCCCTACCCTATGGGGTGTGGGCACTATATTTTGTGTCTATTGACATTTTGCACAAAGTTTGGGGCGTTGGGGAAGAAATTTTGTGCAATCTGCTATTACT